GTCGTATTAAGCAAATCACTAATTTGTTTACCGGCGCAGACAATGAACATCTGCTCACTGTCGTCAACCTCGTTAGCCCACAGGATTTCCTTAGCGGAAAGAATTTTCGCTACGGTAAGTCCCGCAGAACCATGAGCAACCTTCTGACCTGACGGGAATGTAACGGCACTAGCCGAGTCATCCTCATCAATAGCATAAGAAGAACCGCCCATGGCAGTAATGATAACGTCATCCATTTGACGACCCATAGCCTGAGAGGCGTTTTTCGCATAGCGAGATTCAGGGTCAATCATCATGCGGATTACGTCCTGCCGATCAATCAAATCAGCCCATTCGTAATCATCCATTGTAACCCGACGCCTCGAGTGAGGGGTCGAAACTAATGGGGTATCCGAATGACGGCTGGTCCGCTTTACAACGGCAGTTGCACCAATTCGCTCATAAAACCCGGATTTTCCTTTAAGGAAATCAGGATCTACGCGAACAGCACCACGCAGTCGGGAGTCCCGCTGCTGTGATAGCATGATCACATTGTTTTTGAATTGCTCTACATGAGCAACTCCAACTTGAGTGGACATAGCATCCTCCAACAAGAATTAAAAGGTTCCTGCCAAAGGTTGCCCAACTTATGTCGGACCTCAGACTTGCGCTACGTGCGCCGCCGAGCGGGTTACCGCCATATATCGGGCCTAGAAGGTTATCCGATAGTGCAAAATGCCATCACGGATGAATTAGGTCAACTCTTTATTTAGTTGGAGGAGCGCCAGCAAATTTTCTCGCGCGTTTCTCATCCAGTTTTAGCTTGTCGCGCGCATACTTCAGCTTTCTCTCGTACAGATCCCTTGCTTTTTTGTATGCAACCTGCTTTGCCGTTGCTTTAGGGGCCATCTGTCTGTCCTTTCTGAGTCTTGCCAGTAGACTTCATTAACCAGTTAAAATAACTGTCGGCAGTAGACTTAAAGTCTATTTTATGGCTAACGGATGCGCCCTCTACAGCTAGTTTAAGAGCCGCGACACGCATACTTAAACGATTGTCCGCACAGTCACTGCACGTCATTCCGATAAATCCTCAAGTTCCTGCAACATTGCAGCAACACGATCCACTTCACTATTGTGATTCGGATCTCGTCCATTCAGGTAGGCCCCCTTAGAATCGTGCCGTAGGGCCTTCAGTTCTGATTCAATTTCAGCCCGCCTATCTTTCCCACCTGATGCCGAGCGGGCTCCAGAAGTAGTATCTTCTCCCATGCGGGAGCCAATATCGGCTATTGCCTTTGCAAAGTCAGCGTTCGTCAAAGCGACCTCCATAACCTGATCACGTAAATGATCTGGGAAAAACCTATTAAGTGCAACACTAACGGATTGGGTGTGGCTGTCATAGTCACTACCCCAATCCTCTCTGAGCTTCTCGGCAGCAACCTGCTTCGCTGTCGCGGTCTGCTGTTGAGCAGTGGCAATCTGGGCCTCTGAAGTCCTGGCATACCAATCCATTAGAGTGGAAGCCTGCTTCTGGTTAAGGCCGCTGGTATGAGCCGCTGTCCGAAAGCCGTTAATCATATCATCCGGTATAGTGAAGTCCTTTGGAGCCTTCACCCCCGAGAAGTCATAGCTATCTGACTGTTCTGGCCTGCCCAACTTGGTGTAGAATTTATTCAAATCATCCTGGGTAGCCAATTCCCCGGGAACCTGAACAGAGGTTCCGAGCCTTTTCTGAGCATGAATATGGCTTTGTGCCAATTCATCGACAGACTTGAAATCTTTTATCGACCCGTGGTCCCTATTCTCAGATGAAAGTCCATCTGTCCAGCGAGACTCTGGCGCTGAACCGGACGACTCGGATGACTCGGACGATACGGAAGGCTGGGCTTCGTTAGAGGATGTTTCGACAGACTGATCACTCATCAATTAAGCTCTCCAAATCATGATTTGATCCATGTTTCCTGACCATGGTCCGTATATGCAGAAGGACTGACCGCGCTCCCTCTTTGAAGGCTGTCTCATACGGATCTCCACGAACAAAACTGCTACGTCTTTGATACTTAGAAACCAAGTTTTCAAGGATAATGCGACCTGATGCGCCGTCAAATACCCGCGCGTAGGCGCTGGCCAACTCTTTCTCTGTAACTTGTTTCAGTCTCATGCCCCTTCTTCGGCCTGCTCGGCAGACACCGCTGCTGCCTTCTGCATAGAACCTTCAGCTTCTGCCATGGTCTTCGAATCCTGCGCTCCAGCCGATTGGAACTGCTGCTGAGCCATGGCTTCAGCCTGTTGCGCCTGTGCCTGACGCTTTTGCAGAACAATACGCTCTTCTACCATTACAGCAGACGGCAAATCGTGGTGATCATGTAGCCAACGCACGGCTGCATCTCCATCAATAAGATCAAGAACTTCTGGCTTCATCTGAGCAACCATCCCAATTTCCTGTAGAAATGTCATAAATGCATTAATTTCAGACTGCTTCTGAGCACGGGATAGCGGGCCAACATAGCGTATGCTTATCTTTAGAGGATCTCCCATGGCAGCAGGCGGGGGAGGGATTGCCCCGCGACGGGCCATCGTCTTAAAGGCACGCATAATAATGGGCTCAAGCAATTCGCGCTCTAGCCTGCCAAGCGTAGGACCAAGAACACGCTGCATAAGATCGTAACGAACCTGGATCTCGGTCGCAGTCATCTCAGCAGATCCGCGATTCGGAAGCTCTAACTGATCAGCAAAGAAGGCTTGCCGAATTGTATTCCGGTATTCCCCCAGCTTGATCTGGTTGAAGTTCATGTTGGCACTGCTCTGGAATGGCCTGATAGACCGATCAACATCTCGGACAATCGTAGGCTTGCCGGGACGCATGTTAACTTTACCGATCACACCGTCATCCTCGACAAGGATCGGAGGATCAATCGTCTTGGCCCAGGCATTCAACTCAAGGCGAGTCGCCTCATTCAATACCTCAATATCAGCAAGAGCCGTATCTCCTGGCCCTCTGCCGTACATATCGCCGGTGCTCTTGCTCCAGCGCGGTACTGTGAATGGGAACTCTTGATAGCCACCTTCTCGGATAATTTCTTCCTGACCCCGATCAATCCAACACGATTTAAAGGGCATCTTGGCCGCATCTTCAGTGTACTCATCATCACTGCCGCCTGCGCGAGGCATAACCCAATGTAGAATTTCGAATTGATCAAGCGGACTTTTGTCTATAGCGGAAAGATGGTCCCTGGTCATGGAAGATTCGCCAAACTTATCCCTAATCTGACGGGCCGTCATCATATGCTTAATACATACAGAGTCTACCTGACCGTTATGGTCCTCTTCCATCAAATAAGACTGTATTGGATGGGACGTAAATACCAGACCAGCGTACTCTTCCCCAGGAGACGCAGACTCTTCTTGTACCATGCAGCCTGTGCCAAATGCAGCCAAATCAAGATAAAGTTCATGCACCTGGGAATGAAAATTAGACGAATTCAGTTCCGCCCACATGACACGCGCAACATCCTGTAGATATTGCTTTATCTGTGGATTGGCATCCATTTCTAAGTCGCCAGTTTCCAGATCGAACCACTGAACAGCCTTTGATGTAAGCGTACCATGCAGAGAAGCGGCCAACATATTAAGAGATTGCATGCCGACCGAAGCATACCGCTTCTGATTACGGCCCTCGCCACGGCTTCTCTTGGTAATGATGTCGTTCTTCCTGGGAAGGATGAAGTCAGCAATGCGCTGCCAGTCCTGCTCCCAGTTATACCGCTCACCTTCCAACGCTTCGGCCCGCGCAATGAGTTCGCCTGCTGTATAATTATATGCCATTAGAGACTAATCCCCGAGGAAAGGGTGGGACGGAACAAGTTTGCAGAGCCGAATGCGCGATCTCTAGCAGAAGTAGTTCTAGATCGCCTGAAGCTACTCCCTCTTCCTGTGGGCGAGAGGACAGACAGAGGAGTGGTTGCTCCTAAGTCCTCGTCTACACCCAGAACTGCTGTGCTCAACCCTGGTATAGATATTAAGGGTGTCGTGGCGCTGGTATCCAAGAAGGAACTAATCGTAGAACCGATGGCGGCTGTAGAAGGCGCAGCTTGTGCAAAAGACTGCGAAGCAGGCGTCACGGCAGACATCCCCGCCAAGGTCGCCTCGTCAGGCCCGCCTATATCGGCATTGCTCTCGCCAATTGAGGCGGTTCCGCCAATGCCACCAATGGCCGCGCCTATATCGCCAATGGCGTTCGCTATCCCAGAGGGGTTAGCTTCAGTCCCCATAATGGACTCTTCTATATCAGTCATAACATCCGATATAGCGCCCATCCCTGGGACGCCCATCTGCTCCGCTAGACTCATCATTCCATGGCCAGCATGGGCACCGGCTAGACTGGCCATCATACCCATTGGCCCGGGCATCATCCCAGCAATACCAAACATGACATTTGTAAGTGTCGGATTAACCTGAGCGAAAGCCTGACTTGCTCGAACACTGGCAACAGTAGGCTGTGGGTTATTTATTGCATAACCTATGTTAGGGCTGGTCGATGGCTGGTTAATGGCCGTTATTTGCGCCACAGTGGCCGGATTTTCTCCATGATTTGCAGCCGTGCCCCCTGGCGACATGGAACCAATCCCGCCCATGGAGATGTCCTGGCCCATTACTGCAACAGCAGCAGCGTCTAGATCGTGGGCCTCATTGAGATCGGCCAGAGATCCGAAGGGCCCCTGGGCCGCCGTCTGAGCCAAGGCCGTATTAACAGCAGCTTGCGCCGTATTCGAATCGGTCGTGGTGCCGTAGGGCGTTGTAGTATTTTCAAGAGCAATCTGAACATCTTGCGGACTTGCAGTAGGATCTGATGTCTGGCCCATAGCCTCTTCTGCCGTCCCCGGCATGCCCGCACTTTCAGTCTCAGACAGAGTGTCGCTTCCTGGACCGCCCTGGACATCGCCACCGCTGCCACCAGAAACGCCGTCCCCACCTTCGGGGCCTCCCGTACCTTGGCCCGTTCCTTCCGGGTCGCCCATGTCCCCGCCTGCGCTAG